AAGCCCTTAAGACTTGGAAAACCACAGACTGGTTCAAAGAATACTGTTTGCAATTACAGGCTGAAGACATTCAGCTTATGGATTCCAACTTAAAGCGGGTTATTAACAAAGCTCTTAAGGCTACAGAAGAACGTCTAGATACAGGAGATGCTCAGTTTGACCAAAAAACTGGAGAGATTATTCGTATTCCAGTTAAAGCTCACGTAGCTTTAAAGATTACAACAGACCTAATGACTAAACAACAAAAGCTTCTAGACAACCCAATTAAAGAAGAAGTTGAAAGAACTATTGACGATAGACTACTTAAGTTATCAGAAGAGTTTGCTAGATTTGCTAATGCTAAATACAACACTATTGAAGCTGAAGTCGTAGAGATCAAGTAATGTCTAAACTTAATGCAGACGTTATGGAAGGATTTGTCAATTCAGTCCTTCGTAAAAACTTTGATAGACCTGCTGCTACCCCAGAATTTCACAAAGAAATTTGGGACCTTGTTACTAGTAACAGCAAGCAGGTAGCCATAGCTGCTCCTCGTTACCACGCCAAATCTACAGCAGTAACCCATGCTTATACGTTAGCTTCAGTATTATTTAGGGAGTCTAGATATGTACTTATTGTTTCAGATACAGTGTCTCAAGCCATCCAGTTTCTTGGGGACATTAAAAAAGAACTTCTTGATAACGAGGATTTGCGATCCCTGTTTTCAATTAAAAACGGACCATTTCCTAAAGATACAGAAGACGACTTAATTGTTGAGATGGATGATGGGTACACATTCCGTATTCAAGCAAAAGGTTCTGAACAAAAACTTCGTGGTTTGAAATGGGCTAACTTACGTCCCGATTTAATTATTGGTGACGATATGGAAAATGACGAGATTGTAATGAACAAAGACAGGCGTATGAAGTTCAAACGCTGGTTCTATGGTGCTCTTATTCCTTGCGTATCATCTTCAGGAAAGATACGTATTGTAGGAACTATCTTACACTTAGACAGTTTATTAGAGAACTTAATGCCTAATTCTCAATTAACTACCCATAGAGGAGTTAAAGACTTAGTACGAGAAGACCTTAAAGAATATTCTAGAAACATACTACCTTGGAAGTCTGTTAAATATCGTGCTCATACAGACGACTTTGAAACTTTGCTATGGCCTGAAATGAAAACTGCTGAGCAATTTAAAATGCTCAAAGATGACTATGTGCGCCAGGGTTTAGCAGACATCTATTCTCAAGAGATGCTTAACATTCCATTGGATATTAGCGACACTTTTTTCAAAAGAACTGACTTTGTGGCTATGAAGCCTGAAGAACAAAAGAAAAACTTAGTCTATTATGCTACCTGTGACCTAGCTGTATCCCAATCCCAAAGAGCTGACTACTCTGCTTTTGTAGTTGGTGGCATGGATGAAGACGGAAAACTGTACTGTAAACACGTAATTAAAGAACGTATGGACGCTTTAGAGATTGTAGATACAATCTTAATGATCCAAAAGATTTATAAGCCCGTACTCTTTGGACTTGAACAAGGTACTATTCAGAAAGCTATTGGTCCCTATCTTAACGAAGAGATGCTTAAGCGGGGTGAGTTTATCAACACAGTGTTGTTAAAACCAAGCGGTGACAAACTTACCCGTGCTAGGAGTATCCAAGCTCGTATGAGAAGTGGGGCTTGTCGATTTGACAAAGAAGCTGATTGGTATCAAAACTTTGAGGACGAACTACTTAGATTTCCTAGGGATAAGCATGATGACCAAGTAGATGCTTGGGCTTATTTGGGCTTAATGCTTGATAGGATGTGGGAAGCTCCAACTGAAAAAGAGTTTGAAGAAGAAGAGTACGAGGCTTATATTCGTGAGAGTAATGTAGTAAACTCTGGTCGATCTGCTATTTGTGGGTACTAAAGATATGAACCTAAAAGAAAAGTTTAACATTGATGACCTCGTATATGAGGCCAATATTGCAACGCTTCTGTGCAAAGAAGACCTAACAACTATTGGAGTTCAGATTGTCAGAGACTTTGACAATGATCTTTTATCCCGAATGAGCTGGGAAAAACGTACTGAAACCTCTCTCAAACTAGCTCTTCAAGTTGCTGAAACTAAAAACTTTCCTTGGGCTAATGCCAGTAATGTTAAGTTTCCCCTTATTACTATTGCTGCACTGCAATACCATGCTCGTAGTTACCCTGTTTTAGTAGACAGTGATTTGCCTGTTAAGTGCCGTGTTGTAGGTGATGACAAAGACGGGCTACGTGGTCTTCGTGCTACTCGTGTTGAAGAACACATGAGCTACCAAATCCTAGAAGAAGATGAGGATTGGGAAAGCGAAATGGATAAGGTTCTTATTACTCAACCTATTATTGGTTGTGCGTTTAAGAAAACTTATTATGATCCAGTTAAGAAACATAATATTTCTGAGAATGTGTTAGCCAAAGACTTGGTGGTTAACTACTGGACTAAGAGTCTAGAAACTGCTCCACGAGTTACCCATGTTCTTCAAATGTCTACCAATGAAATTTATGAGCGAGTAGCTCGTAAGTTATGGATAGATGTATCTGAAGGTCGTAGACAACAACAAGCAACTGTTTCAATAAGCGACAACTTACAATCTGCTCAAGATAATGCTCAAGGTTTAATGCCCCCAGAGCCTAATGATTCAAGCACTCCTGTTGAAATGCTTGAACAACATTGTCACATTGATTTTGATGATGATGGTTATGCTGAACCTTACATTGTTTATGTGCGTAGAGACAACAAACAAGTTGCTCGTATTGTTGCTAGATACAGCCAGTCTGACATAGAACGTAATGATGAAGATGTAATTCTTAGCATTAAAGCTGAGCAATATTTTACTAAGTATCCCTTTGTACCCTCACCTGATGGTGGTTTTTACGACTTAGGTTTTGGTGTTCTTCTCGGTCCTTTGAATGAGTCAATTAACACAATCATCAACCAGCTCGTTGACGCTGGCACTATGGCTAATACTGCTGGTGGATTTCTTAGCCGTGGTATCAAGTTACGTGGTGGCAACTACTCCTTCAATCCTATGGAGTGGAAGCATGTAGACACAACAGGCGATGATCTACGTAAAGGCATTGTTCCACTGCCAGTACGTGAGCCATCAAATGTTATGTTTACATTGTTAAATTTATTAATTAACTATGGTGAACGTATTGGTGGTTCTGTAGATATTTTGTCAGGTCAAAATCCTGGACAAAACACTCCTGCTGAAACTACACGCACAATGGCTGAGCAAGGCATGAAGATATTTAATGGTATCTTTAAACGTACTCACCGCAGTCTTAAACAAGAGTTCCGTAAATTGTATCGTTTGAACCAGATTTTTATAACTGAAAATACACCTTACGTATCTAATGCCAAAAACATAGGGCTTATATTAGCCTCTGACTACGAAGGTCCTGTTACAGATGTGATGCCTACCTCTGATCCATCTATAACTTCTGATGTTCAACGAATGAACCAAGCTGCAGCTATTGCACAACGAGTTGCTGTAACACCTGGTTTGTATGATCGTTATGAAGCTGAGTACACTTTCTTAAGAGCAATGAAAGTTACAAACATTGACAAAATACTTCCTGATCCTAAAGGACCAAATGCTGTACCTTCACCATCTGATCCTAAGATTCAGATTGAGCAGATGCGCCAGCAAACTAAACAGGCTGAAATGGACTTAACTATGAAGATGGGTCTGCTTAAGCTAATGGGCGAAGCAGAACTAAACCAAGCACAAATCCAAAGACTTGAAGCAGAAGTAGAAGCTATCAAGATTGGCATTGTGACTGAGGGCGAAAGAATGCGTATTCAAGAAATTAATATGCAAATTGGTCTGCAACGTGAGCGTAGAGAAGGTGTTCTTAATTCTATCCAAACTATGAATACTGTCTACGACAAAATGAAGTTAGACCTAGGGAAGCAGTCTCCTGAGCAACCAGTAATGCCACAGGAGATGATGCCCCAAGTACCACCACAGTAAGGTTTTAAAAAGGAGAGAGAATGGAAGCAGTAAGCCAAGACAACTTTGATGAATGGAAATACCATCCTGTTACTAAACGTTTGATGAAAATGCTTAGTACAGATAGGGAAGCCATGAAAGAAGGTCTAGTCAACAATACGTTTGACGATGAGCAAGAAGTAAAAGGTCGCTGTAGAGCAATTGCAATTATTCTAAATTTGGAATATGAAGATTTGTTTGAAGCAACTATTAAGAGAGAACCAAATGAGTAATGAATCAGGCATTAACCCAGTAGGGTGGCGTGTACTTATCAAGCCACAAGAAGTAAGAGAAGTCTCTGAAGGAGGCATTATCCTTACTACTGAAGTAACTAAAGATCGTGAACAGATGGGTAATACCACTGGCGTTGTTGTAGCTATGGGCGACCAATGCTATGCCGATGAACCTACACCTTGGTGTGTGGTGGGCGACAAAGTTATTTTTGCTAAATATGCAGGTTTACTGTATTTAGGTAAAGATGGGTTTAAATATCGCATGATTAATGATAAAGACATTACAGGCACTCTTGATGCTGATGTTGATCTTGTTGATCCTTATTTGGCAAAGAAGTAAATTAGGAGTAAGATATGAGTGAAGAAAATGATAATGTTACTAGTAACGAAGCTGCTTCAGAAGTTCAACACGAGGCTGAATCTCAAGGTTGGGTTCCTAAAGAAAGATTTCGTGGTAACGAAGCTGATTGGGTAGATGCTGATGTTTTTGTAAAACGTGGTCGAGAGATTCTTCCTATTCTGCGTAAGAATAATGAGAACCTTGTTAAAGACCTTAACGCTACAAAAGAACAACTTAAAGAGTTTAGACAAGCAGCAGAAGAGTTTAAACAGTTTCAACGTGAAACTTATGAACGTAAAGTTAATGAGTACGAAATACGTATTCAAGAGATTAAAGAAAGCCGTGCTCAAGCTATAAGCGATGGGGATGGTCAGAAAGTCAATGCCCTAGATGATGCATTAGACCTTGCAAAAGAAGAATACAAAGAGGCTAAACAAGCCGTTAAAGATGCAGATGTTGTTAAAACACCTGAGCCAGCACCAGTTGAAATTGAACCAGGCTTACAAGCATGGTTAGATCGCAACACTTGGTTTGGCGAAGACAAACGAATGACTGCTGTAGTTAATGGTATTGGTGAAAGTCTTCGAGTAGAGTTTCCTATGCTTAAGGGACAGCCATTTCTAGATAAGCTTGACGAAGTGTTAGCAGAAGAATTCCCAAATAAGTTTGGTAAAAAACAGAATTTACGTAGTCGGGTTGAATCTGGATCAGGTAGGCAGAGTCGTGGTAGTACCAACACTCAGTCTTATGACAATCTCCCTTCTGAAGCTAAAGCTGCATGTGATCGGTTTGTTAAGCAAAAGCTTATGACCCGTGAACAATATGTTGCAGACTTTGACTGGAACTGATTTTTAACTTACATTAAAGGAAATTAATATGCCCCGCGCACTAAACGAGTTTGAAAAACGTGATCGTCTTCTAGAAAAAATAGCAGATAAACAAGCAGTAGCTAATACTCCTAAACCTGCTGAAGATGGTACAACTCGAAAACGTAGAAATGTTTTTAATGGAACAGAAGCTAAGATAGGTGTTCGAACACAGATAGAAGGTTATCACCTCCATGTTTTTACAGATACTGGAGGACGAATTAAAGAGGCTGTGGATAGCGGCTATGAATTCGTAAGACCCGATGAAGTGGGAGGCGTGAGTGAAAATGTGGTCAGCCGTAATGGTGATCTTGGAGAAAGAATTAGATATCTTGTAAATCCTCGTGCAGAAGGCACAGAGCAATATGGATATTTAATGAAGATTCGGCAAGAATGGTACGAGGAAGATCAAGCTGAGCTTCAGACTAAAAATAATCGCATTGACGCTGCTATTCGCAAGGGTAAGATTACTGGAGATGATCCATCTTTCTATACTCCTCGTGATGGTATTAAACTTAACTAATGTTTTATTAAGGAGTCTTAAATGGCTAACGTAAACAAACCCAACGGGTTCAGTCCTGTTGGTAACTTGCTAGGTGGCAAGTGGAATGAGCAGGGTCGTGTATACGCTATCCCTACCTCTGACACTACCAATAGCTATGCAATCGGTGATTGTGTAATGTCTGCTTCTGGTTCGGATGCTACTGGTATTCGTAACATCCAGAAGTGGGGCGGTGCTACAACTACCTCTGCTTTGCCTTTGGGCATTATTGTGGGTATTCGTGTTGCTGATCCTGGCGTAAGCTTGGTTGGTACTAACTTAAACCTAACACAGACATTTATCTCTGCTGGTACTCGTACCGACACTCGTTATGTGTTTGTTGTGGATGATCCTTTCGTCTTGTTTGAAGCTCAGTTTGGTTCTACGGGTGCAACCGCAGCTCAACTGTCTATGAATGCTGCCGTAACCATCTCCGCTGCTAATCAAACCTCTTTGTCTACAAGTTCACCGTTCTCTGATATGGTCCTTTCAGGTCCTGCAGTTACGGCTACTTTGCCAATTCGTTTGCTTGGTGCTGTTCAACGTATTGATAACGAAGCGACTACTGCTGCTAGTCCTTATATTCGTGTGTTGTGCAAATTTAACTATCATGAGTACGGTACTATCGCCTCTGCCTCTGGCTCAGTCGTTAACTACCTTGCAGTTTAATTAAGGAGAATAAATTATGGCTGGTATAATTACTACCGCATCCCACCCCAAGGCTCTATGGCCTGGCGTTAAAGCTTGGTGGGGACAAGTCTACAATGAGCATCCAGAAGAGTATGTTGATCTGTTTGACAAAGATACTTCTACTCAGAACTACGAAGAAGACGTTCAACTGTCTGGTTTCGGTCTAGTTCCTGTGAAGTCTGAAGGTCAAGGCACTGCATACGACTCTGAAATCCAAGGCTTTACCACACGCTACACACACGTTGCTTACGCAATGGGTTATATCGTGACTAAAGAAGAGTTGGATGACAACTTGTACGAGCAAATCTCTAAGAAACGTGCTTCAGCTTTGGCAATGTCTTTCCGTCAAACGAAAGAAAACATTGCTGCTAACGTGTACAACCGTGCTTTTAACAGCACGTATAAAGGTGGTGATGGAGTTGCTTTATGCTCTGTTAGTCACCCTAATACTAATGGTGGAACGTTCGCTAACAAACCTACAGTTGACGTTGATTTGTCAGAAGCTGCTTTGGAAGATGCAGTAATCGCAATCATGGGTCTGCAAAATGATCGTGGTTTGCTGGTTGCTATTCAACCTAACAGCTTGCACATTGCTCGTCAAGAAGTGTTTAATGCTCAACGTATTCTTCACTCTCAATACCAAACAGGTAATGCCAACAATGACATTAACGTCATTGCAACTGGTCACTACTTGCCTGGTGGTTTTAAAGTGAATCACTACTTTACAAGCCCACACGCTTGGTTTATCCGTAATACCATCCCTGGTGGTACTGGTTTAAAGTACTATGAGCGTCACGCTGTCACGTTTGATCAGGACAATGACTTCGACACTATGAACGTTAAAGCCAAAGGCTACGAGCGTTATAGTCCC